CGATGGTCCTAGATGGGGCGCTAGACGCGCTAGGAGCCCCTGTGAGCGCCGTAACCCCAAAGACCGTACAAAGCACTAGCCCGATGATTTTTTCTGCTAAATAGTTCATCTTTTCTCCAAAGGTATGGGCACGCCCCAAGATGAAGCGTGCGATCTGAATGCGATTTGTCCTTGTAAGTATTTGCCCGATTCTGGGTCTGTGAAGATTTGCACGAGGATCTCTTGCCCGTTATCCATTACGCCTATGTAGACGCTGTATTCAAAGATCTGTGGTTCAGTCATCGCCTGTCCTTTTGTCGGTAATTCGACCTTAGGGGATAGGTCAAGCCTTGGGTGGGATTTCCCCAAACACCTTTAAGAATGCGGCTTTAACCCAGATCACCGAGTCGGCGGCCTGTGGTGTGATCTCAATGTGGAACCAGTCGCCCGGCACACCGTGCATTGTTTCTTTTGTGTATGTCAACCATGCCTGACGGTCGCAACGCCAGCCTCGACCATGCGGGCCGATGTAATCCAAAATACATTGCAGGCCAAGATCGTTGGCATTGGCAACAAGTTTGTCAATAAAGATCAGCGCCTCTTTGCGTCCTGCTTTTGGGTTCTTTTCGCTCCTGCGATACGACAGATCAACAGCTCTACCAGTCGCGTGCACCGACAATGAGCCTGGCTTCCCGCGCATGTCACGTTGACCCCAAGACCCGTTATTCCAAAGCGCGTCATTTGATGCAGCGATTGCTTGCTTTATCCATTCGTTCATGCCGGCACGTGGTGCTGGTGATGCACCGTCCGCGTTGCCTATGTAATCGCGTGCGTTTGACACGCCTGCTTTAGCTTTGGCTATTGCCACGACCAAATGCCAGGTCTTTTGGGTTCACATATCGGATGAGAACTGGCACAAGCGCGGCGAGCGCTGCTTTGCCTAGATCGGCTGGGTCTGTGTTGCCTGTTGAGTAAACCGCAATGACCGCTGCGATGACCGAGCGACCGTATGAGGCAAGTAGGGCTTTGTCTTTAGGCTTCAACATCTTTGGCTCCTTCTTTTGGTTTTGACTTTAGTCCGTTTGAGGCCACTAAGCCTGACAACGTGCCGGTCATGAATACGGTCAGGGTTGATAGCAAGTCTATAAAAGCAGCGTCATTGGGCGATTGATTGCCGATCGGCTGTGTGACAAACATAAGTGACCAGACAAATCCAATGACGGTGATGGCAAACACGCTGGCAAGGATGATTCCGACAACAACGATTAGTCGAGCGTGAAGCTCCTCGGGTTTAAGGCGTGGTCTCATAAATTAAATCCCTTGTGCAAGTTCCAGATGGGTTGCAGATCGGTGGTTCGCATTCAGATTTTTGCCAGTTGGCTGGGTCTTGGCATGGGTAGCGATATGAGCCGTCATAACCGCACCCAGCGCATCCCCATAATACGACCGCAATGAGTGCGACGTAGCCGATGAGGTAACGCCATCGCATTACGACAGAAGTGCGGCTACTTCGTCGGCAGTTAATCCAAGTTTGGCAAGTGTTGCTTCTTTTAACGCTTGGCGCTCTGCGTTGGCGGCAGCTTGTGCGTCGGCTTCGGCTTGGACTGCTTCCACAATTTTTATTTCTTTGCTGGTCATGTCGCGCGTGTTGCCGTTGTCGTTGGTTTTCATGGTTATGCAGTCCTGTTGTAGCCGTAAACTGAATATTTGCCAGTCATTGATCCTGTTGTAACACCCAATAAAAACCCGTCAAAGACCGTCGTAGTACTAAAACCGCCTACACCTAATTCTGTGACTGATGAACCGCCTGTAATTGCAAGAGTATGCGACATTTGAGTGTTTTCAGGCAGGTTGGGATTGTAAACCGTTATAGAACCGGCTTGTCCGCCAGCGCCAAGGTCTGCAGTCATTGTCATTGATGTTGCACCACTAGAAGTACGCGCAGCAGTCAAAGCTGATGTTATGTAGTTATGTTGCCATGCGTAGTTTGCTGTGGTGTTAGTTGCACCAGAGGTACGGAATTGCATATAAAAAAGTGCTGACCCAACGGTTTGAGTAGCGGAAAACTGGATTAAATAATTTGTGTAAGTACTGCTAAAAACGCTGTCGGCCGTAATAGTTGATACTGCAGTAAACGCTGTTTCTGATTTAACAGCAACTAGTCCAGGATTTGATACAAGAGACTGCCAAGCCGCACCGTCATAATATTGCGTGGTGTTAGTTGCTTCAATGTACGCGAACTGACCTTCGGCAAGCACTTTTTCGCCTGTGCCACCAAAAGCAGCATCGCGAGTAGTTGTTGTGGCGAATACAGGTATGCCCGTATTGACCTGCGTCATTTCTGCAGCTGTAAGAACTTGTCCAGCGGTAAAGGCTGGTACTGCGGTTTGTGCGTTAACTCCCATAAGTGCTCCTTATCCTAAGACATTCTCTGCGTCGAGTGTGCCATACACCGCGTCATCCAATATCAACTCGTAAACGATGACGGTCGGCGCGGTGCTGTAAAGCACGCGGTGGCCAGTAGAAAAGTCCAGATAATGCTCAATGCCTTCAACAGACAGCTCTTGTGCCAACTGGGTCGTGCCGGTACCGCTTGGGAATGTTTTTTCTACGGTAATGGTGTCGCCTATTTCTAGGGTTGCCAGGGTGTCCTTCTGGGCCGTAGTCAACATCAGGAATGCGGTTTCTACCGACGTGTACCGTGCCTCGGGTTCAGGGTTAAGCAGGTACGACGCCGCGGTGTCAATTTCCCCCTGTACATGTAGCAGGCTGTTAGTGATGCTGTTTGTCTGGATAAAGTACGTAGCAATTGAGCCTGCATCGGTGGCTGTTGCTGTCTTACCGTCTAACCCTGTTACGACCACGCGATTGACCACAGCGTCAGCTTCAAATGAAATGCCAACGCCGTTGTACTTGTAGTTGGTGCCGTCGTCGTGGAAGTCGGCTACCGATGCCGACAGGGTGTTGCCGATGCGGTTTTGAAATGTCAGCACACCGTCACGGGACATAAACAAGCGACCAAACTCGGCGGTGTCGTTGATCTGGGCAATGTATTGCAGCACATTGGTGCCAGCGTTAACGGTGTACGAAGCGTCATGGCCAAGGTTGACCGTGCCAGTTGAGATGTCTCGCGCTAGGGCTGGGAAGTCAACTTCTGGTAGATCAAGCACAGTTTCTATGCGTGCACCTGACAATTCGGCTGATGGGTTGAACTCGTCCAAATAGGTTTGTGCAAGCAAATAGAACTGGTCAGCGCAATACACGGTCACGGTGTCAAGACCGCCAAGTGCAAAGTTGTAGTCATAGTTAACCACATAGCCCGAGTACAGCAATTCAGGGACATCGGTAGAGCTGTATCGAATCAATTTAACTTCACGCATTGGCGCTAGTCCAGGCTTAGATTCAGCGGTGTCGTAATACGGGCTATTTTCGTCAAACGGGTTAAAAATGCCGTCCACGTCTTGAATAGTGAACGTCATCGTGCCGGCGCTAAACGTGTCACCAATGTCGCGTCTGCCGCGCTTTGCCGTGATGCTGGTAGTTGAGTCCATGACGCTTGCAAACTCGGTCGTGCCGTCAAGCACATAACTGGTGTTATCTAAAACTCCTTTTAACGCGTCGTCCAAAGTAAACGCGTCAACAATAAACCCTGTGGCAATCTGCAGGTCATAGTTGCCCGAGTCAACGACAGCTGTGCCGGGCATCAGGCAATGTTCAGAGCCAACGGCCCTGCACTCCGTGAGTAGGCGCGCAATGCGTTGACCACGGCTTGACCAATTTCTGCGCTAGTTGAGAGTCCGCCAGTCACGTTAATAGTCACTCCCCCGCCAGTATTCATGCGGTCTAAGGGCACAACGGCTTCTGGGCCTGCTTCACCGATTAGGGCAAGAGTAGGGGAGTTGACGATGCCACCCTCGGCTAGACGTGGAATATTTTTGGCAACCACAGCCGACGGTGCTTGACCGCCAAGTTGTGGCACGGGAACTGTTGGTGCTTTTGGAATGTCTGGTAACAACGGTATTGAGTTGTAGGCGCTAATGATTGCGTTGACCGCACCGATAGCGGCGTTGACCATGCCAGCAAAAAAGCCGATTACGGTGTTGACGATTGCGTTGATGCCGTCGCGGAACCATTCAAACTTGTTGTATGCAGTAACCAGCGCAACTACCAGCAATGCGATACCTGCAGCGATCAGGCTGAATGGGTTTAGTGCCATAGCAATGTTGGTGACAACAATTGCGGCAGCAACTGCGCCAATTGCAGCAGCAATAGCCAAGAATGCTTTCGGGTTATCTTGAGCCCACATAGCAAACTTGTTAAGCACAGGTAGCACGGCTTCAAGCACGGGTAGCAAAGCTGCGCCGATTGACTCTTTGGTTTCGCCAATGGAGTTTTTAAGGATTGCCATTTTTCCTGCAGCGGTTTCAGCGTTCTTTGCTGTGGCGCCGCCAAAGGTTCCGCCGAGCACGTCCATGACTTCGTTGAGGCTTGCGCCTTCTTTGATCATGGTTGACATCTCTGGGGATAGCGAACGAAGCGCCTTGAAGTTGCCTTGGTAAGCTTTAGCCAATGCGTCGGCAACGCTGGCAGAGTCCATGCCGGTGGCCGTGCTGATGTCCATGACAAGGTTCATGTCGTTCATGGCAATGCCAACATCTTTGGTACCGCGCACAAGTGCTTCTAATGCTTTGCGATATTCGGTGTCAGCAACGCCAGACGCTCGACTCATCGCGCTGATCTGCTTTTCTACCTGTGCAGTTTGTGCAGCGCCAGCGCCAGTCACATTCTGCAAAGTAAGCGCTAACGCCGCCTGCTCTTGCTGGTCTTCCATCGCGGCGCGTGTGGCATCACCAAGGGCAACAGCCAAACCAGCGAGCGCAGCAGCTGCGGGTACGGCAGCCTTCTTGATAGCAAACTGGGCTTTCTCACCTGTGGTCTCAAGTTGCTTAAATTGCTTGATGGCCTTAGATACGCCCTTGCCGTCAAACTCGCTGATGATCGGGATGTTGATTGCCATTACGCGGTCTCTCTGTTTGCTTCGTCCATGACGCGCTTAACTAATTGACCCATCTCGGACATGACATCATTTTCGCGTTGCACGTACGCTTTCCACATTACTCGCGAACGCTCGCCATAACGTGCAGTTAGTTGACGGCCTAATGCGCCTTCTTTGGAAGTGTCAAACATGGTGCCAGTAGCGCCCTGCCATTGAATAAGGAACGTGCCCACGTTGCTCTTGTTTCCGCCGTATTCCTTAATGTTTCGAGTGTTGATCTTGGCAGCAATCTTCTGCTTCATGCCAGGTACCCACGGCAACATCTTGAAGCCTGATCGGGTTGACCAGTTGCGCGCCATACCAGACAGGGGCACGCCAGTAGGAACAAGCGCGTTGGCATCGTCAATAACAGGTTGAACAATCTTCTTGTAATCTTTTGTGATTTCACGGCGCAAAGATTTGTCAATCTTGTTGAGCGTCTTCAAGGCTTCTTTAAGCCCGACGACCTCAATCTTTGCCGATACTTCATTCACATCATCTCCGTTTGTTCTGCTCGTTAAGCACTTTAATGACAGTCACTAGATC